AAAAAGGGGGCGACCGCAATAGCCGCCCCCTTCCATTTCAGTTTAAGATTCCTTATACAGTGAATCCGTCGAATCCATCGTAGTTGAGGATTTCAACGTCACGGTATACGTTAGCGATGATTCGCGTAACACCGTGGTCTGCATCAGTGTAAGGGTCAATGATGAGGTTTATTCCGCCCCACGTGCCAGTCACGACTTGCTCCTTGTCGAACATGAAGAAGTCATCACCGCTGTTGCCCATCTGAGAAGAAACGTATGTCTCGTATCCCAATACGTTGCGACGATCAGCAGCAGGAGTTGCGAACAACATGCCAGAACCAGTCCCGATCTCAATGCACGCAAAGTGCGGTAAGCCTTAGCGCTAGACAATGCCTTTACGTTTTCCAAAGGAACGTCGCGAGACATCAAGTCAGCCTCCAAATCGAGCGGGTTCAATGTAGCAGAAGCGTAGGTGTCCAAAGTACCAGCAACAGCTTGGTTCAACAAAACACCAGTTGTAGTAGTACCCAAAATGGCAGCAATGATGTCAGCATTGAACTTTTTAGCAACCGCATCACGAATGTGCCAACATCTGGTCAGTAACCTGTGTGTGAGCAGCGTAACGAACTGGGTTCAGCGTGCGAGCGCTGAAGGTAGTGTTGTTGACACCTTGAGCAGCAGCTTCATTTGGCTTACCAGCAGTGGCAGCAGCGCCCTGCACCTGGAAAACTACGTCACCACTCAAGTTGCCCAAGTTGCGAACACCCATCTGAGCGGCGATATCTACAGGCTTAAACGCCTCAACGATGCCGTTGTCAACCTTTCCGATTGTACCTCCAAACGCAACAGACTCATCAGCACCAGAGCCAATATCTGCAGTACCGACCCGCAACATTCACCTTTGCGTCCTGAAACTCGTTACGAGCCTCCTGGTTCATTTCAGCTTCGAGGCCGCTCAACTTGCCCTGAGCAGCTTCTTTAATCATTTTGCCAAAGCTAAATGTCTTGGCAGCGCGAGCCTCTGTATCGCCGAGGCCCTGAACGAGTGCCGGAGCACTATTCTTGTTTTGCTTTTCCATAGTGGAATTTTTGTTTTGTGATTTATTATGTCGAGCCTCGGTTGGCTCAGTATTATACGCTTGTGAGTAAGGGTGAGGCAAGATAGCTGGGTCAATCAGTTCGTCTACCCGCTCTTCTTGCTCCTCTTCCTCCTCTTCTTCTTTTTCTTCTTTTTCGTCCTCGTCCTCCTCTTCGCCCTTTTCCTCTTCCTCTTCATCGAGCTTACGCAACTCTTCTTCTACCTCCTCGTCAAGGAAAGCCTCCATAGACCGCAATGCAACCTCTGTAGTCGGGTACGCGCCTTGAGTAGTTGGAGAAACATCGTACAACGTCTCCACTTCGTTGATCGTGCGCAGGTTTACACCGTCGTCGCGACGCTCCCATGTGTCGTCAGCGATGGTGAAGCCAAAGCTAGAAGTAGAAACATTGCCCATGCGAATGTTCTCAGCCAGGTCCTTAGCGTAGGACTGGTTGCCCAGCTCGAATCGGTACTTGAGACCCTTGTCATCGACTTCCAGTTCTAAGCCGCGATCAACACGGGCCAATGGCATATTCCAGTCGTGGTTGAACAAGGCCACGGTATTACCCATGTCGGCTTTGTCAAACGCACCACGAGCAATACGCTCGGCAAACCTTCCGCCAATAAACAATGACGTTGCCGTTCTCTGCTGAACGGACCTCAAAGTCGGAGCTTAGTGATCGCTTTTCTAAGTTTTCCATTATTGGTTTTTTGTTTTGTTAATAGTTTTTTCACACCAGCTCTTCATGCTGTCGCCGCCCCAGGCAGCGTACATGATAGACCCGCAGATATCCTTGCCTTTGTCGTCAGTGAACTTTCCCTGATCGTAAGTCTTAGCACGCGACAGGAATGAGAAGGTACGCTTAATCGTAGCTAGGGTCAAACTTTGGCCCTTAGACAACTGCCGAGCACGAGTCCAGCCCACGCTGGTCCCGCAGCTCGTGCCTTTCTCTTCCTTGTGCTTCAAGGCTGCCTTGGCGCGATTCTTAGCCGCTTGTGGATATCACATTCTCAAAGGTGTTAGCAGGAACGTGTTGAGCACCAGGAGTCGCCTTGTCGAATTCCTTCGCAAAGTCCTCAGCGCTCTTGCATTTTTTGATTACTAGTTTATTCATCTTCTTGTTCTAAGTCCATCATCGCTTGGTTGTCCACTTCGTCAGCGCCCTGTTGAGTCCCTTGAGAAACCACAGAAGCGGCGTAGTCAGCCATAGCAGAGAGCGGTATTTGATTAAGTTGAATGTGGTGATTGTCACCTCCTTGAACAGGCGCCAAGCCCTCTTTACTGCGCACCTCATTGATAGATAAAACTCCATCAGAGAGGAGGGAATGATAGTAGTTAGCACGCGAGGCGGAGTCGGCACGTAGGAGGGAATCGACATCGAACCTGCATGAAAGCTCGTCGTTGTTTCGTAGGACTTTGCGCTCGACTTCAAGCTCGATTCGGCGCACCCAGGGCAGAATTGTCCCTTGGAAAAATTGCAGTGTTTGTTGCTCATAGTTGTCGTAAGATGAGTTGCCCTCCATTCCGATGATGGCTGGCGGCACAGAGAAGAATCGTGCGATTTCTTCTGACGTGTACTTCTTAACTTCTAGGAACTGAAGTTGCTCCAAAGGCACAGAGAGCGGCTGGTAAGCAAAGCCACCCCCCAAGATAGCGACCTTATGAGCATTTTTCTTGCCCATAAATTCCTGCTTCCAGCGCTCACTGGCCTCCCTCATCTGCTCAATCGTGAGCGGCTCCTTCGTAGTCAATATGCCGCCGAGCATCCCGCCGTTTTCAAAGAACGTACTGCCGAAATTCTGAATCGACTTGGCGGTGTTGAGGTTTTGGAGTTGAATGTTGGTTGGGTTCTTCCCACGGAACGCCTTGATTTCCAGGATTTGCTCCTGGGGAATAGGTGACGGAGCACCCGTGTAGTAGTACCAACGGGAACCGTCGGACTCTACCTTTGACTGGACCTCCGTTGCAGGAAGCCAGTAAATTTCGTCGTCGAGGATGAGTGCGGTGCCGATGCCGTAAAGCAAAGCGTCGCTCACAATCATCTGCCAGAACTCATACGCACCCATCATTGGATTTGGCTCAACAGCCAGCAACCGAGTAACCGGGTGGTCCGGCATAGGTCGGCGGATGCCCTCTTCATCAATCATCTCGACCGTCAGGCCCATCGAGGCAATCGTGTCTGCAATCTTGCTGACGCACGCGTATACAGCAGAAAGCGTAAGCGTATCAATACCAGAAGCCAGGGTGGTGTCGCTCACAATAGTGCTCAACCAGCCTGTGTGGGCTTGAGTCGGGAAGATGGGCGCTTCCTGGCGCTTCTCCTTATTCAAGCCAAAAATACGTTCGAATAGATTGCGTTCTTTGGGCATCAGCGCGAAAGTACTACACCAGATGCGCTACTAGACGAATTTTTTGCTACGTTCCTACGACCGACATAAAGAACTCGAAATCTGGTGGCGTCTCGTCCTCCTCAAACGTAAGCATTTCGCCTATCGCCATGATCGCCGCAACCACCCCGTCAATCTTGTCCCCAGACTTAGACTTGTCCACCTTAATGTTACCGCTGGGGTCTAGCTTGAGATGCACGTTGGTCATCATCCAGCGCAGGACCTCATCGCCGCCATGGTGCATCTTACCTTCTAGCGCCAGCTTCTCATAGAACTTCGACGGGAATGACATAGAAGCATATCCCTGGCCGAATGGGTCGCACGGAACACCGTCGCCATCCAGGTCCCGAATTAGGCTCAACGAGTTCCAGCGGTCATACGCCACGCCCTTGATGCTGTACTTCTCTGACAGGTTATCTGGGTCGTACTGAACCTTGCCGTCCATCACGTAGTGGCCGCTAATCATGCGACGAATCACGTTGTAGTCCGTCACGTTGCCTGGAGTGACAATGACGTTGTCGTACTCCTCTATGTGGGCGTAGATGTGCGTCTCGTCTTTCTCCAGTCGGCGCTGCACAGCTCGTTCTGGAAGGAAGTAGTAGTTGGATATCTGGACGCCCTGTTCGGGGTCGCCAACCGCCACGCTGAACGCAGTCATATCGTCCGTGGCCGCGAGGTCCAGCCCGATGTACGCATCCAGTTTCTCCTCGTCCGCGTTAAATGGTTGCTTCAGGTTCTCCTCAGCCATCCACAAGTCGTCCTCTATCCATATATCTTGTGCCCCGACGAAAAGGTTGCAGTGCTTGACCATAAATTCTGTGATCGTGCGACCGCCATACAGCTTCGCGTTGTTGCACTGCTTGTGCAAGTAGTCCATGGAGATGGAGGCGTCCAGGCCGGGGTTCGCCTTCTTCCACGCTTCGGGGTCATCCCACTCGTCACCGTCGTCTTTATCTATCTCGTAGCACAGAAACAGCAGGTTTTCGTTCTTTACCGTGCCGTCCAGCACCTTTTTGCCACCGTTTACGAACTCGGTCGGTGGAGATGGCGAGCATGAGCGGCGACTTACGCGAACCCATGGACGAGGCGAGTACGCGGTACAGCTCACCGTCCTTCATCGCGTGCATCTCATCGACACACCCTATGTTCAAGCTCAGACCGTCCAAAGTGTTGGCATCGGACGAAAGTGGCTTGATTATGCAGTCTTTTGGGCCGTGAATCTCCTGCCTGTTTGCCGTAAACCGCTTCGTGAGGGGAGGCGATCGCTTGACGCATCGGCGGATCTCGTCGAACACCTCCTTCGCCTGATCGCGCTTCGTGGCCGCCGTTACGAACTGCCCGGCACCGTCATCGTCGAGTACAGCCATCGCCAGGATGATGGCCGCTGCGAGCTGAGACTTACCAGATTTACGCGCAACAAAGAAGTGTGCGGTGGTAAAACGGCGTTTTTTGATGTCATCTTTGTGTACCCAGCCGAAAATCTGGCCTATGAACGCAACCTGCCACGGGGAGAGGATGAAGGGCTTGCCTGCCCATTCGCCACGCGTGTGGACACACACGGTCTCTATGAACGCCACGTACTTGGCCGCAACCTCCAGGTCGAACACCCACGGGAAATCCTCGTCGCCCTGACGCTCTAGGTCGCTGGTGAACCGTTCATACGCCTTAATTACGTACTTTCCAGCCACAATGGACCCGTCGAGCACTCCCTCGACGTAGTCCCACATCCTGTTGAGTCGTTTCGTGTTGTTAGACAAGGTCGTCGATTTCGTCCCCCTCGGCACGCTTGCTGTTGGCAGCGGCGGCGTTTACTGCGGCACCCATCATGCGAGCTCGGTCCATGGGCGAAAGGCCCAGCTTGGCAGAAAGCTTACTCACTTCGCCCTGAACTTTGGATAATGCGGTCATTTTGCCGCTAACATTGGACGATCCGTTCTCGTAAACCTGCACAATGTCGTCAACCGTCTGGATTTCCCGCGACAGCATAACGAACATAGACAGGTTCTTCGCGAGCATCGTAATCGTCACTACGTCCACGCTTTCCAGCAGCCCGGTCTCATCGAGGTAGTCCAGCACCATGGTGAACATGCGCTCGCCCTCGTGGTCCAGGCTGACGATTGGCTTCAGTTCCGACGTCTTTTTGGTGTCGGATCGTAAAACCTTAGCTACCTCATCCTTCGCAGGAGAGGTGGCCTCTCTCATTTTCTGTAATAACGTATTCTTATTAGCCATATTGTGGGGG